AAATTGAAGATGAAATGAGGACGAGGGAAGAAAAACGACAGAAATATTTTGAAGAAAACCCGGGTATGGTAGATGAACAAACAGAAAGTGCGAGGGTCGAACAAGAACAGGTAAAACAGGAGAAGGAAGCAGAGTTAAACGACATTGAAATAGGAATTACTAGGCTGAACACTGAAGTTACTAGGCTGCAATCTGAACTAGATGAACTAGGTGAATATATTGAAGAAAAGGGAACCCTACCATCCCACTACACTAAAACGCCGCCGCCACCCCAGAGGGGGCAGAGGGGGCAGATGGGGCAGATGGGGCAGATGATGGGGCGGATGATGGGGAAGATGGGGAGGATAATGGGGAGGAAATAAGGGAGGTCCATAACCGTCGCCTATGCCACCCCCCCCGACTCTAATTAATAAAATATTTATTGACATCTGTATTAATATGAGGGAGAACTTTCCATGCTGAAATACTATTGATATACGTTTTTCGATCTTTGTTTATAATACGTAATTTTCCTTTCCATTCACCACATATAAACCATTCATTTTCTTTTTCTTTATATGCTTCTAAACCGTCATCGAATAAAATAATTGCATGTGGTTTTTTAAAATCAGGGTGATATAGTTTCCATTCGGTCATTATATAAATATATATAATTTATTTATATAATTTTTATACTATAAGGTCTCTTTCATAAAGTAGCTCTAACTGTAAAGTGAAACCAATATCCATATGATTTAAATTTATAATCTCTCCAAATTCATCTAATAATTGTACATTTATTTGTTTTAAATCAATAGGTCCATTGTAGTTTCTTTTAGCTCCTACCGGACTTTTCATAAAATTTTTAGTGTCTTGAATACAAATTTTAGTTAATATATGTTTGTTGGAGAGATTATTCTGTAAACAAATAGAATTTGTTTCATTTACATTATTTTGAAAATCATTAATACAAAAATAAAAATATCTTCTACTACCATCATTAAATAAAGCCTCTGAAACTATACTTTCTCCTACATCTAGAGTATAGTTCATTTCTCTAAATCCAAGTATCCATCCAAGACTTTTCTTTTTGTCATTTTCATTAGTTGAAAATATTATATTATAGCTTGAATCACCCGTATTTGTAATTGTAGTTTTTAAAGATACGGAATCTATAACAGCATTAGCACTGATATCACTAATAGTAGTATTTAAAGCAGCTTCCATGGTAGAATAAGTATAATTTCCATCGGGAAAACTATAATTAACATCATCTATAGTTAAACTACTTGAACTACATAAATACCATGAGTCAGGTAATTCTATAGAGGTTAATTGTAGTGATACTACATTATTAATTTCACTTGGTATAAGATATCTAAAATCACTAGAAGAAGAATGAGTGTTGGTTTCATTTCTATAACAAGAGTTTAAATATAGATTTCTTAATTGAAGTTGTCTTTTAATTGAATTTAGAGAACCAGGTGCTAAAGGAACATTAGTTGATAGATGAGGTTCAGTGATACTACGTTGGTATCTTTTTTTTGAGTTTTCTATAATTTCCTGAGGTAATTCATCGTTAATCTTAATTTTTAAATTTTCATTATTTTTTAATACTAATTCTAGTATATGGTCGGAGTTTTGTAATCTCTCGAAATCAGGTATATCTAATATATCTTTGTAAAGAAGCTTATCTTCTCCTATATCAGGATAATAGTCAATGTCATATTCTTGTTTTTTTTCACGATATTTATGAATACAAGATACAATAACAAAAGTTTTTTTATAAAAGTTGTATGTTTCCAAAGAAATATCGGGTTGATTTAACATATTTATTTTTTTTTTTAAATCTGCTAAATGCGTTGCTTGAAATTCATAAGGAAGTTTTAACATATTTAAAATATCAAATAAATCATACTCTCGGATATCGAATCCTTTGTCCATTTAAATTATAATGATATTAATAATATTTTAATTTATTCTCTTTCTAAAAATATATTAGTTTGTTGTATTATTTTATGATATGGAATATTAAATTTGGTACACCACGTTGTGCATTTTTGTATATTATTTTGTTTAAGTTGTTCTAATTTATCAGAAGATGTATTAGATTCTAGTAATTGTAAAGTAGTTAAAATATATTCTAATTGTTGTTGACCAAGTATAGAATTAATTTCTTCAATCTTTGAAACAAAAATATTAGGTAAATTAATATTTAGAAATTGTGTAATATAACTACATTCTTTTATTTTATGAATAATAGGCTTAAATAAATATATAAGTTCTTGTTTATTGGTTTTATCTCTAAAATTTTTACAAATAATATATTTTTCAGAATTTGCAAATCTGCTTGTGTTAGGTTTCATAATATAAATTTTTTCGTAAAAGTAAGATAAAAAGAAAATCATATCACAAGTAGGTTTGTAAAAAATATCAAAAAATTTAATAATAAAAAATCCTTTTTGTTTTTGCATTATAATAGCATATAATATTTGAGCTAAAATTAATTTAACAGATAATAGTTCTTGTTTATTAAAATCAATAGAAAAATCAAATCCTCCGTCGCCAGTAATAATGTCCATTGAATTATTGTGTTTATCATAACAATACTGCATATTTTCTGGATTTAATAAATCTCCGTTGCCGGTGGCACCTTTTACTAAATGTATAGAAGCGTTCTTATCAAAATATTTTTTTTTCCATCCAGGAACATTAGAATCATCTTCATTAATAAGAGTCATTCCATAATAAGAATCTCTAGTGGTATTTATATTATTTTGTCTTAGATAAGAAATAGCTTCAATAAATCCACCAGGTCCTTCAGCTAAATGAAATGTAGAAATATTTTTATTTTCATAACTAGCTAATATGTTTAAAGAATTAATAATTTCTATTAATTTATAATATGACCTAGAAACGGGTTTTATTTTTGATACACAACTTTTACAGTCAGGAATTTGTGTATGAATGTATTCATATGGATTAACATATTTTTTTATATTATCCCAGTCTAATTGATGTTTTTCAATTTCTTTTTTAATGTTGTTTAAATAATTAAAAGTAGTTTTAGATAAAAAAACCTTTTCATTACTGCTATCTAGGTTATTACAAATTATATTTACTATGTTATTATCAAATTTATTATAGTTTACAACAGATATTGGAAAATAACTCATTATACTTTTATATAATTAACTCTTTAATATAATTAATATTAATCATTATCTCTTTTTTTAAGATTTTTAACTAATCTAAGTTTTTTTGGTTTAGATGTAGTGTTTGTAGTAGGTGCAGTAGTTTCAGTAGTTTCACTAGCTACAATAGTTTGAGTAGGAGTTTCTTGCAATGTTTCACCAGTTTTATTTTTAACTAATCTAAGTTTTTTTGTTCGTTTTTTAATAGTAGTAGTTTTAGATTGTTCTACAGGTTTTTCTTCTAATCTTTCACTATCTTCATCAACAGTCTCGTCTTTTTCAACAGCTCGAAGAAGTTCGCCTTCTACTTCAACAACAGGTTCAGAATCAGCTATTTTTACAAATACAAAATAATTATTTAAAAATGATATTTTTTTTTCTTCAACAGACATTTCAAGTGCATTTTTTATAAAATTATTAATGCTCGGGTTTCTTTTTTGTTTTTGTAGAGCATTATTATATAGTTCTTCAAATCCACCAATGCCGTTAGGTAAACCAAAGTCTTTTGCTTCTTCTTTAGTAATAGGTCTGAATCCATTATTCTCCATAATTCTTACAAAATAGTCAAAATTAACTAAATATTCTTTTATAACTTTATTGATAGTTTCTTGGTATACATTTATAGCAAGACCCACAGAGGTTTCATCGGCTGAAAATGATGTAGCAGTATAGGCTTTTGTAATTTCCCATATTTTTACACCATTTATGTTTATGTTCATAGAATTTCTTTTTTTAAGTTCTTTAAATATTCGATTACCATCATAACAAGTTCCTATAAAATGTCCACCAATTTTTGTACACTGTGAAACATTTGTGATAAAATTAGATAAGGTAGTTCTATTTTCAAAGAAATAATGAAGTGCAAACTGACACGAAGATAGAGAGAATCCACTGCTACCTTTTCCATATTGTCTTAAAACTCCTGCACCAACCGAATTATCTTTTGCGATATCTCCAAAAATGGATTTTGTTATAATTTTATCTTTTTCATTGTAAAGAGCACTTCCATCTCTAATATTTAAAGAACTATTACCTTGAACAAATAAGGCATAAGGTATATTATTTTTTTGTTTTTTGTTATTTAAAAACCTAGCACACGCACCATCTAATCTATTTTCAATATTATCCTTAGAAATATCTAAACCAAATACGAATGATAATTTTGAAGATATCCATTTTGAAAAATCACCAGCTTTTCCAACGGTAAAATCTATTAAGGTATCGCCTGGTTTGGAAACACCTTTAATTAAATTATGTTTAACAACTAAATTATGAAACTGTCTTAAGGGTTCTGTATAACTAATATTTGAATTACGGTTATAATACACATCATGGTTTGTCTCAATCGAAGGTATTTCATCACCTGTTTTTAACATATCAGTTGATATAGGATTATGAATAGAATACCAATTGCTATTAGCTACGTGATATGGATTACCAAAATTTCTTCCTCCTCTTTTTAATTCAGCTGTTTTATCATATCTTACTTTAATAGGAATCCATCTATGGTGTTGTGGTTTTGTTTTATCATACTTAAATTCTACAATAGTACCATCGTAAAATACTTCACCCTCTTCTGTCATCATATGCATATCTCCGGTTGAATTTCTTTTTAAATTAATATGGCATATATGTGTAGTTGGATCACTTGGATTAGTAGGATAAAAAGGGACTGCTTTATAGGAATTTTCTTGGTCTACATTATCTAAAACAGAAGGTAAATTATCCATATAAACATCGTTGCACGGATTAAGATATCCGTGATTTCTTTCGTCAAATCCGCATCTTAGTTTAATTATTTTAAATTGATTAAGGTCATTTGTTTCTAAAAGCGCAAGGCCTTGTTTAAATGTATTTTTAATAATATCATCACCCGATTCAGTTTTATCAGTGGTTATTAAAAAGTCAATCGTGTTAAATTCGGGAGGTTTCCATTTAAATGATAATTCCCATGTTAGCTTTGCAACTTTAGATTTTTCACCAGGTTTTGTACAACCAACTCCATATTCAACCGGTGTAAATATAAGACCGTCTGTATGGTAAGGATATAGTCCATTTTCCATATCAGTTAATATAGATTCACATCCTTTGAAAATATCGTCGGTCTCTATACCGCTTTTAAATTTTTTAGCTTGAATGTCCAAAGGAGCTTGTTTAGTGGATGACTGAGCAGAAACAAATGTTTGAGACTTAATTATGTTTTGTAATATAGGAAGCCTGAAATTATTGGCTACATCAGAAGGTTTACTTGGAATAAATCCGTTGTCTCTGATAGAACGTCCAGAAATAACATAAACATCAAATGCGGCATAAAGATTTATAAATTTGTTTGTTTTATTATAAAGAATATGTTCACCGTCCAATAATGTTGATTTTAGTTTTGAATTTGTAGTTTTAGTACCTGTAAATTGAAAATCCATATTTGTATTAATTAAATAAATAAGACCCTCTTTATTTATAAAAAGTAATTTTCTATCTCCGTCTGCTTTATCAGTGACTGAATACATTTGTCTTATATTTGGAGCAGCAGTATCTTCGGTTAAAGGTTGCAAATTTACCATTTGTAATGTAAGTGAAGAAGGTCCGCAAAAATCTTTATTTTTGAGCCATCTTTTTTGAGGTTTTCCATAGATAAGTTCTAAGTATTCATACTTAGCAGAATCAATTAAAGGATATGGTTGAGGATAGGGTGTATTTTGTAAACCAGATAAAACAAATTTAACTAATTTTAAAAGACTAGCTTTAATCTTTTCTGCATTTTCTTGAGTATTAAATGGATGAGTATTTTCAAATAGTTTTTTCATAGCCTCATTATCTAATTCTATCTCTATTTCAAATCCTTCAGGATTATTAAATACACCAGATTCTTCTATTTTATAAACTGGTATAGGTCGTTTTCTAGTGTCAAATGTACTAGATTTTACAATACTCATATCTACTTTAAAAGGAAAATCTGGATGTACAAAGGTAGTTCTATTCATATACCTAAAAATCTTTTTTGTTTCGTTCCATTCTGCTTTAAGACCTTTTATTAAACCAGAATATTCACTAAGTTCAACCTCTTTTTGATAAGATACTCTAAGATTATAATCCTTAACATCTATAGGAAATACACTTTGGTTTTTATCATTTTTAATATAGGTTTTATTTTGAAAACTGATAGCAAAAGCATTTTTATCAATTACCTGGTTTAAATCATTTGTTCTACAATAATCTTGTACAGATGAAATGCCTTCTATTTCAACCCTAATTCTAGAAATTCTATCTTTTCCTACTATAGTAGGGTCCATAAATTCATTTTGTATTTTTAATATATTCATACCATTTTCCCCATCTACTATATTGAATCCTTTAGATTTTAATAATTGTATAACATTTTCAAATTGATTTCTAGTAGTTTTTACACCTTTTGTATTAAAACGAGTTTCTAATTCATAATTTTCATTTTTATCTTTATTAGAATTATAATTATCTAAATGAAATTTTATTAGTTCAGATAGAGAATATTCTGCTGACATAGATATATATTATTATTTATAATATTTTAAATTTATTCAATTTTATAAATTAATTATATAAGTGCTAACAATTTACTATATAACTCTTTCTTAGTCATTTTTGTATTACCGTCGGTGGTTTGTATATTAATTTTAATGCATATATCTTTAAGTTCGTCAAGTGTATATCCAGAAATGCTTTTAATTGGCTTTTTAAAATTTTCTACATTATAATAATTATTAATGTAATATTTTATTTTTATAGATGACGCATCTATATATATACCGAATTCATCATTGTCTTTTAATATGATATGTTTTGCTTCGTTATTTCCTAATTTATAGTATTTTTTACCATTAACATAAATAAGACTAACATTATTATATATACAGAGTGCTTGTAATGAAAAAATATCTATTTCTTTACAATGGAACAAATCATGTTGAATATCATTTTTTTTTAGTTTATGGGTTTTTAATAAATCAGGATTTTTTTCAATGAGTTCTATCATTTTAATTTTAAAATCATATTCTATCTTAAATTCATTTGTTGTATAGTTTTCAAAGTCATCATTTAAAATATAATACATGCTCCATAATAGCTTATTTTTATGATTAATTTTTAAAAAATCTTGTTTTGCTTTATTAAAAGTTTTTTTTTCTTTTGGATTTGTATCTTTTTTTAGGATTTGAAATTTTTTATAAATAGAATTATCAATACTATATTTATCATATAAAGTGCTGTTTGTCTTCATATTTATTTATATGGATATTGTTTTATTATCTTTAGATAATTCATTATTAAAAAAAGTATTTTGATATTTTTTTTTGGTGTTTTCAAATGTATCTAAGGTTTTTTCTTGTTCCGTTATATAATTTAAATATTCTTGTATTTTAACAATAATCTCATTTTTTATATTACTTAAATTTACAAATATACCATTACTATTTTCATTTACCATTACTTTATTTTCAATAAGTATTCTAAGAATTTCAATTTGATGTTCTTTTGAGCTTTTTTCGATGTTATCTTTAACGTTTAATAAGTCCATTTATAGTTTATTTGTTTTAATTTATTTAATTTGTTTTATTTTGTATTATAAGTTTTGGTTTTTTTTTTTTCTTTTTGTCCATATCAACCAATTCTGCTATAACTGCGATAAAGGTATCATTAAGTTCAAATCTTTTACCTATAATCTTTACAACAATTTCATTTGACTCTTTGATGGAGGAAAAGAAATCAGGATTTTTATAATGATGATCTCTTGCGATAAATATAATTAATGGATTATGCGGGTCATCTAGCTGTGCTCTTATACCAGCCTTAGTTATACTAATAGCTTTACATTTTATTAGTGTATTTTCAACAGGAAAACATATTTGACATTCTAAAATAATTTCAAATAATATAGTATTTCCTTGTATAAGACCACTTGAATAATTAATTATTTTAATAGTGTTAGGTTTAATATACCCTTCTGTAGAACATTTTCCTTCTAGCTGATTTGCTAATTTTCTTTCTAATACTTCTTTAATGTTATCGCCTATAAATTTAATATCAATTTCGATTTTTTTTGTAATTAAAGCGTTGGTGTAAATATTTTCATTATTAACCTTTGAACTGTCAGTAGGCATTATATAATAATATAATATATTCTTATATAATTCAATTTTTATATTATTAACGATTTATTTAATAAAAGCAATTCTTTCAGGATTTATAAACCATATTTTTTCATCATCATCATCATCATTTAAATGTCTTAATAATAATTCTTGTATACAGCATAATATATTTGATGGCACTTTTGATAAATTTAATTCAACATCTAATAATTTTTTTTCTTTTAAAATTTCTGTTATTAATAATATCATATCAGATTTATTAGCTTGGTCGCATCGAGCACCTTTTACTTGTCGTTGTTCATTACCATCTGCACCTTTTTTATTTGTTTTTATCTTATAAACAAGTTCTTGATTTTTTTTAAATGGGGTGATATATCCATAGACGCTTGCTAAATTAGTATTTAAAGATTCATATATAGTTTTTATTTCTTTTGAATACCCCTCTATTTCTTCTGGCAACGCTTCATTCCATTTACCATTTCTAAATACAAAAAAAGTTTGTTTTAATTTATTGGAACCAGATTGATTATTAAGTAATACTATACCTGGTAGTTTTGTTTTAAATAAATATGTATCAATATAATCTTTTATTTTTTGTTCAAATTCATCTTCTAATCTAGTTTCTTTATATAAATAATTTAATAGATTTATCTTTTCAGAATATGGTATAGTATCTACTATATGGTGTATTATATATTCATCAAATTTTTCTCGTGAAATTGAAAAATTAGTTAATCTTTCTATCGCAGTATTTACACATTCATACCATGTACTAGTTGATTTTATTTTTCCAGTATGAGTAGTTGCAGTAATAAATTTATCCTTTAATGTTTCTAAATATTTTGAAAAGTCTTTTTCATTTGATTCATTTTTCTTTGAAATTGTTTTAGTTGATTTATCTTTTATATCTTTTTTATATTGAGTATTAAGTGTTAATGATTTTCTTTTTACTTGAATAGGAGTACTTCTTTCAAAAATAGAAATATTTGTATTTCCTATTTCAACGGGCTGAAATAAATAATAATTTCCGATGTTGATGATATGTCCAGTTTTACCATATCTATCATAAACAAATTCATTTTTATCATATAATAATTTGTCTAAAGCGGCATATATTTGTAGTAATGAAGTTTTGCTTTGTATATTTAAATTAGCTATTAAATCTTCTTTTTTTAAAAAGTAATATTCTTTAAATAAAGATTTAATTTTTTTAATTAATTTTGTATTGTTAAAATTAGAGAAATCTTTACTGTATGTAGTATCATTTATATCTTCTTCTCGTAATTCTTTTTCTTTTCTACAAAGAAAATTACAACTTTCCATATAATCACATATATCAGAAAATGCTTTATCGCCTATTTTATAGGATACTTCTGTAAAATTTGACAGCATAATAGTATAAGTTTGTTTTAAATTTTCTTCTGTAAAATTTCCTTGTTCTTTATTTAATAAACAATCAACCGCATTTTGTTTTAAAAGTCTATTTATTTTTCCAATTTGAATAGCTTTTTCTTCAGCATGTCTATATATATACAAGTCGGTTGATTCTGTATTATCTGATAGCATGGTACCATATAAAAAAATCATTACATTTCTTTCAAGAAATGGTAATTTGCAGTGGCTTTTTGTTCTAACAGCCCTTCCTAAGGTTTGTTCTATGCGATTCATGTTGTACCATGGTTCTAAAATATGAACCTGGCGTATATTTTTAAAATCAAGACCTTCTGTACCAGCTCTTGAAATAAGTATAACTTTTACATCATCTCCATTAAAATTACTTTCGTTTGTACATGCTTTTAAATCTTCTTTATTGTTAGGACTGAATTTTTTATCCCCAGATATAATGACATACTTAAAATGATTTTTTTCTTTAATTTCTCCGTTTTTAAATAAAGAAGGTACATCTCCATGTCTAGACATTCCAAATTCTTCAAGTGCTAATGCTACTGGAATTAAACCAGCTTCTAAATAATTAGAATAAACAAGTATTATACCCTTAGAATTTTCTATACTATCTAAAAGCGTTTTTATTTTTGGGCTATATTCTCCTATTACATCTTTTGAAAATATTCTTCCATGCTTTTCTAAAATGGATTTTTTATATTGATAATTTTTTTTTAAATCAGAAAAATTCATAACAGATTTAAAACCATCTATTCCATATAACAATTCTTTTCTAACGGTTTTTCCATCATTAAAATTATTATTTGGATAAACAATATTTAAAGTTTGTACAAGTGGATTTAAAAAGGTATATCCAAAAGATTCTAAATTTTCAAATGAAACTTTGCTTGTTTTAATTTGTTGTATAATATAATTATATACTTTCTCTTGATACGTAGATGCTTCTAATGTATACAAATCTACGTATTGAATACCTTGAATAATTTCATTACCGTTTAATGTCTTTTCGGGATATTCTTTTGTTTTAATACTTTTTTCATTATTAAATAAGGAAGGATATATTTTATAAGGATAAGTATATGGATTTTCTCCGCGTACATAAGATATATAACCAGTCATTTTTGTTGTTAACAGGTCTTCTCCAGTTTTTTCTCCAGTTTCTTCATTAAATTTTAAATTTCCTCTATCATCGAATACTTCTTTTACACTTATAACGGACCGATTGTCGTTAGTATTCATTATATTTATTAATGGTACAATTTCTGTGCTAGTATTAAACATAGGAGTAGCAGATAAAAATAAAAATCTTAAATTATCTACATAATTAGCTAGGGTCATTAAAGCTTCAAATATACGTTTTTCTTTATTTCCACCGCTAGGTCTAATATTATGTACTTCATCTATTACGATTAATGTATTTTCTAAAATATTATTTAATTTTTTTCTTATAATAATTTTTTTAGTTTCTGCGCGATAATTACCTTCTATATTAGATAAACTTGTAATATATGATGCAAATTCTTCATATCCTATAAATTTATAACTATTTCTTATCATATTATTAATAGATTTAACAATGATTTCTTTGCTTGTTTTACTAGTATTTGCGTTGAATTCTTTAAGCAATCTATCTCCGATACATGATTTAAGACTCCATATATTATTATTCTTTACTAGTTTTCTTTGGTCAAATAATTCTATTTTAAAATTATTTTGTACATTTGGTTGAGCTAATACAAATATTTTATTTTTAATTCCTAATTGTTTAAAATATTGTCGGGTTTCTTCCATAATACCTACTGCGGCACATGTTTTACCGGACCCTAACCCATGATAAAGTAATAAACTGTTATATGGTGTGTTAAATGATAAAAAATTTCTAACAAAAATTTGATGTGGTGCTAATTCTCTTTCTTCCTTACACATTTTTTCCGCCATTATTTCTATATTAGCTATATCGCCTTTGTATTTTGTCTCGGAAAATTCTAGTTTTTTTGCTATTTTTACACTGAAATTTGGATCATTTAAATTAGGATATAAATTACTATTTAAATCTTCGTCTTGTTCTAAAATTTCTCTTTCTTTTTCTTCATTTTCTCTTAGTTTTTTATTATATTCTTTATCAGCTATATCTAATGTTATATTTTGCTTTATTCTTTTTTTAGGGTCTTTTTTTACTTTAATTTTTAGTTTAACTGTGGAAGGTTTTTTTGTTTCAGTTCCGACGTCTTCGTCTGTTTCTTGCGCAACGTCTAGTTGAGGAGTTTCCGCGACTTCTTCCTCGGGATTTTCCTTGGGAACTAGGGAATCTTCTTTTTTTAATTTTAATTTTTTATTTTTTTTACCTTTCACTTTTATAGCAGGTTTGTCCATTATATATTAGTCATATAAAGTATATTTTGTTAAAATACTATTTATTCGTTTAATAATATCTATTTTTTCTAAATTATATGGACGAATGCATTCAATAGCTTCGGTATAAGTCTTCCATTCTATTTTACTAACTTCAGTTTTTTGAAAATTTGAGATATTAATTTTATTTGCTTTTAACGTTGCAATAAAATATTTGTGTTTATAAGATTTATAATTAGAACCAGAGAATATTTCTTCAACTGGCAAAATATTTGTTATAATATTGATACTACTAATTGGTAAGCCAGATTCCTCCTCAAATTCTCGCTTTCCGCATTCAAAATCTTTTTCGTTAAAGTTTCTTCGACCTTTGGGGAATCCCCATTCTGTTTCTTTCCATTTATTTGTACTAGAATTAATTAAATCAAAGATACTATATATTTCTCCATTAATAGAAATACCTTTTTGTAAAGCTTCAAATTTATCCTTTGAATTTTTTTGTTCTGTAAAATTATTTAGACCAGTTTCCTTACCCCATAAATCAATCCATAATTTATCAAATTCATTATTAACAATTCTCTCTTTTTCATCTTCCGTCATTTCATTTATTATGTTCATAATATAATTTATATTGTTATAAGGATAACGTCCTCTAATAAAATCAACATATCCTAGAGTATCTTTTCTCCGAATCATTAAAAATTTAATTTCGGGTCCTGATATGTCTGCAAGAATGACACCAATACTTGTTATAGGAATTTTACATTGATGAAATAAATGACCATTTTTTCCACAATTATTGCAAAAGTTATTATAATTTTTATTCATATTGTATGTTTATTTTGTTTTCTTTTTATATCATTTGATATTAATGGCTTTATCTGCAACTATTTGGGGACCACATTATTGGTTTGTTTTTTTTACCATTGCATTAAATTATCCTTTAAATTCAAATAAGGTTACTAAAAAAAAATATTATGATTTTGTTCAAAATATTCCTATGTTTATACCAGATGAAAAAATAGCTAATAATTTTAGTAAATTATTAGATAAGTATCCAGTATCATCTTATTTAGACACTAGAGAATCATTTGTAAAATGGATGCATTTTATACACAATAGAGTAAATGAAGATATGAATAAACCAGAGCAAGAGTATTATAAGTGTATAGATGATTATTACGATAATTATAAAAAAGTAGATTTGACTCCTCTGGAACAATTAAAAGAAAGAAGAATAATTAACACTATTGTTGTATTTAGCGTTATTGCAATATTAATATGGTATTTATATACTAAACTTTAATTTTTTTTAATTTTTCCAATTT